CTTCTTTTTCAACATAATCGTGATCTGTAAATGAATAATCATATATAATTTGCTGAGTAATGAACTTTCTGTGCAAGTGTCCCATAAGGAATACATCTGCATAGTTGTTTACTTTCATATCTTCTAATGGTTTCTCTATAATTGCTCCCCCGCCAAATCCGTGTGCTACAAACAGTTTCCATCTTCTTAATGGTTTTCCATTAAAACTTATCTGTAGTCCTACCCATCCTTTGCTTCCCAAATATTTAATATTATGATCCTTTTCAAATAACTTACTCATCCATGCGTGATCAATATGTTTATCCATATACTCGTGATTTCCAGCCAATCCATACCAAATCTTAGGTGCTTTCTTTTGTGAAATTAAAACATTGTTTAAATCAAATAATTCCAAATGATGTTCTTCCCAATCAGCAACTTCTGTAGTTAATGAAGGAAATGCCACACCCTCATCTATTGTATATCTCTTATCCCAATTCATAATATTGTTAAATTGATCCCCACCAAATGCTGTATATCTGTTAGGATCATCTAATATTGCTCTTTCTCTTCTTTCACATAATTGAATATCTCTTTTAGGATCTCCATAGTGCTCGTCAGAAAAGACTTCTAAATGTATAATATCATCAGTCTTGTCTAAATCAATGTTAATGAAATTTGAATCCATGTTAGTATCTAATAATCTCCTTAATATAAAGTTTTAAAAAAATTAAGAATAATTTTGGGCGATATAAATATCAGCCAAAACTTTTGTGTAGTGTCCTACAATCATACCGAATTTTTGTGAATCCTCTCTTTCACTTGGTATTCTTTTTTTAGTCAAATTTACAGCCTCAGCCTCTAATCCTTGTAGTATGCTTGATGCTTTACCAATTCCTTGTAAAACATTATTCTCATCATCTGACCAGATTACGTCTGATTTTGCTATATATTTCTCTGGTAAAAATTCAGCATATTTTGTGTTATTCATGTCTATCATTTCAAATTTAGGATCTAGTTCTTTAGCCTGTTCAGATAATACTACTATTTTATTACAAGCAGTACCTCTTTGTGTTTGGCTTTTTTTATCATCTTTGAGAATACCCCATTGTGTTTTAAGACCAGCCAATATATCTAACATTTCTTGATTCATTGTCATTGTATTACAATAAATATTCCCAAATATAAACGTTTAAAAAAAAATATGTAGTGCCTATTCAGCAGCTACTAGGTCGAAATAAGCCATCCCATTACCTTCTGGTTTGACTTTTTCTAGTGGGCATTTCACTTTGAAATGTTCTCCACCTTCAAGAGCTTTCACAAATTCAGCATCTTTTAACTTGCTAACAACTGCTTTTCTAGTTGTGTGTATTTTAGATACTTCATCTCCGTTATCGGTTTTCCAAGTCTCTTCGGTAGTGATTTTTACACCCTCAGTCTCAACGCCATCTTTTGTGTAGTTGGAATCTTCAACTGCGAGTATGGTGAATACATCATCACCGATCTTCGATAGATTTATGGAATCTCCTGTTTTGTTTCCGAAATCATTAAAGTTCGTCATTGTTATAATATACATAACCTATCATATAAACCTTTACAATAAACCTTTATATATCACTCATATAATAGTTATGGTATGGCAAGACCAGAAAACGTAAATAGAGTTTCAACTCCTATCAGTATATTAAAATCACAGAAGAAAAGACTTAGAAAATATGCACAGCCTGATGTAAAAAGAAAAGGTAACGAAAGTGATGCTGTTGTATTTGAAAGAATACTTCGATCATACGAAGAAAAACATCCGGCTAATTGTGAACCTAAACCAACATATTCTAATTAGCCAGTTCCATTTCGTCTAATCTTTTTTTCTGATCCTCACCATTCATTCCGTGCCAAATTTTTCTACAAACTGGTGAATCAAAAAATATTTTTTCTCTTCCTTTATATCTTGAAGGCAGTTCCCTATTACAAGGACACTTGCAACGTCTGATCTTTTCTCTTCTTTTCATAATTTAATAACCTAATACTGATTGTGCTGTACTTCGTCAGAATCCTTTTTACCTTTTGGTTTTTCTTTTTCTGTCTCTGGTGGCATTTCAGTCTTTTCAACATCTTTTTCTTTTTCACCAGTTTCTCCATGCTGTCTTTTCATTTCCTGTTTAATTCTTTCGTCTACAGTTGTCTCTTCGTTTATCGGATTGTAAATAGGATTATGAATACCAGTTGTACTTGTAGTTGTCCCTGCTGGACTTGTATTCTTCAATAATTGTTCTCTTACTTCTGGTGCAAGATTGCCCCAATTTTGTTTGTAATAAAATGTCGGTAGATTTGACGACTTTAAAAGTTGTGCCCTATCTACATTTGTAATTGTGTCCCAATGGACATCACCTATAAGTTCTGATTTCTTAAAAACGTGATTTTTTAAAACTGGGTACATTCTGCCTTCTGACAAAATCTTAATTGTCAAGCCATCAAGCCCTGTTACAATACCTGATTTTTTATATTCTGCAAAAACAACTTCATCTCTTGGTTTAAATGGTGATTTAATCAGATCAAATCTCTTTTTATACATTGATTTTTGTGCTTCTTTTGTGTTTGATTCCTTTTCTCCCCTAAGACTTGGCATTTTTGGTCTTGTAAGTTCCTCTTTATCCTCACCGGCATCAACTCTCATCTTTTTACCACCTATAGTTATCCACTCTTCGGTGTCCTTATTCTCAATAGGTTTATCAGGCATAGTTAAATTATATATAGTAGGTATTTAAATATATTGGTATTACCAGCCAACATAGTCACCTACATAGTCTGATGTGAAAATATCCGATACATCGTGCATAAAATCAGTTTTTTGTTGTCCAAATGTTACTAATGCGAGGCTATCTGAGTAATCATCTGCGTGTTCACTACGGACTTTAGGTACTTGATCCTTGAATTTACCATGTTCCCAGTACATATATGACAGCTGTTCAGCCATTTTATCCTTGTGAAAGTCCTCTAAAAGAGATAAATTTATCAATCGTTCCTCAAATAAACGTTCTAAATTAACATATATGTCTGTTTTATCTGACTTAAAATTAATACCATATATATTCATCTCTGGATCTACATCCCTACACAAGTCCATCAACGTGTCACCCATTCCAGTTTCATCAATATATATCCTTCTCAATCCGTATATTCTGTTAAATTGTTTTATTTTTCTAGCTAATGCAGGCTGTTCTGTTGTAAGTTCTGTGTAACATTCTACTGGATATACTACACCATTTCTAATTCCCGCAATAGTTACAACTGTCTCATCTGCACCTTTGCCTGATGTATCTACACCACATTCATAGTATTCAAACTCTCTTAGTTTCACAGGCTGTAATGACTCTTGAAGTAGGTTATAAGGTATTAGTGAGTTACCACCATCCAAGAACTCACCATATAGTTCCTGTTTTTCACTTGCCCTCGTAGTACCACCAATTAATTTAAGCACCTGTGGATCGTCTTTTGCCATAGGGTTGTCAAATGTAGTTACATGAAACTGTGTCCAAGGATATTTTTCTTTATCGTCATGTAATTTTCTAGGCTTACCGTGTTCGTATATAGTGTGTGATTGCATACAGGATTTGAAAAACTGCCCAGCTTTTCCTTTAGGCGTACTGGTAAGTAAAATATGTGGCTTGGTTGTAACCGTACTAGGTAGGAAAGCATTATAAACTACTTCTGGTATATAAGCTGCCTCATCCAATATAGCGAAATGCACAGTAAATCCCCTAAGTGAATCACCTGTATCTCCTATAGGTCTTACTATAAAGTTGGTAACACCCGTACCGTCATACCATTCTAATGTAATCTGTGTCTTTATTTCGTTCCTAATTTTTCCACTAAGCGTAGGACTCATGTGTAAGAACTCACTAATCTTGGATAAAATTAAATGTGCTTGATCCTTAGACAGTGAAGCTATAACAACGTTCGCCACACCTGTATCTATATTACTTGCAAACAACGGTGCAAAGTAGGCGAAATGAATTGCCTTTATCCCTGCATTGGTTGACTTGCCTACCTGTCTACCTGTACGATACACAATGAAACGATCATAACAGTCTAGGAAAACCTTGTTATAATCAAACACCTTAAAGCCTGTAAACATTTTTATAAAATATGAGCATGATTTGGCACATTTTACAAGCTCTTGTGCGTATTTGACAGGATCTACTATGTTATCCATGTCAGGTAATATTCTAAGACTCATCGAAAATTTCCTTTGTTAGTTTAACTGTTCGTGCTATTTCGTGTATTTCATCCTGTGATAGTGTGGTCTTTTCTGTTACCTCTACTGTTTCTCTTTTTGTTTTAATCTCGTTAATTACCTTTCCCAAGTTGTTCAGTGAGTTTATACGCTTGGTAACTTCAGGATTTAGTTCTCCTTTATAATCTTCAAGCTTTTCAAAGAACATTAGTTTCTCAAAGTTATTATGAAACTCTACTTCCATTAAATCAAGTGTTCTGCCACCATATTTATCCACAAGGGTAGCAATATCTTTTCTAATTACGCATAAGGAATCCTCTTTATATTCAGTACATATACCATTACCACCTTTTTCTATAGGTCTAAACGGACACCCGTTACACTCAGGCGGTAGATTTCTTGCAAAGTTCAAATCCTTTACATTATGTGGTTTTTTCTTTGGTAAAGTGCGTTTATCTATTTCTAAATTAATTATACCAGTTCTTTCATCTTTTTTCTGAAATGTCCTTACCATATATAAAAGATTAATTCATAGTATTTAAGGCTTGTTGTTGTTCTACGAGTACAAGCTTTCTCATAAGGTCTACTTCATAATCATCTAATTTTACTTTAAATACTGTTAGTGTTTCATCCCAATTAATAATAATATTCACACCTTGTTTAATTTTCTGTCCAGTACAAAACTCCCACATCTTACCGTATGCACACATTTGTACAAAGTAATCTTTTTTAGCACATTCTGATTTAGTTTTACGTTTCCTACTGTTTTTAAAGTCTATAATACTTAACACTCCTTCATATTCTGCTATACAATCCACTGTTCCCGCTAATTCTAAATCATCTGAATATATTGATTTTTCTACTCCGTATATATTTCCTATTGTCGTGGCAGAAGCTAAGTGTGCCATTAAAGGTTGAAACAAATCAGCAGGGTTAATATCTTCTATATCCTCTGCACTTTTCAATGGTACATATTTAGCATTATTAAGATAATCTTCTGCGTACTTGTGTATCATATTACCCATTTTAATAGAGTTATCACCAATTTCTTTGCACCTGACCTTA